CTAGAAATAAAATGTCAATATCAGGTAAAAATAAACCAAAAATATATAAAATTATATTAAATATAGAAACTGGTATTTTTTATAATGGTATTATAGAAGCAGCAATTGCACACAATATTGGTCATTCATCATTAAAAAGTATGTTGAATGGACAAAGAAAAAATAAAACAAACTTAATTTATACATATGAATTTTAATTTTGATTTAACACAATTTGGATTAGGTAGTTTTGTAAAACCAAGTACAGATAAACATATTATCGTCCCACCAATTCGTAGACAGACAAATAGAAAAAAACAAAGCACAACAGAATGGAGAGATGCTATTTTACAAGCCGAACATCAATGGTATCCTTACAGAACACGTTTAATCGAGTTGTATCAAGATAGTATATTAAATGCACAAGTATGGGCATGTATGGAGCGAAGAAAAGACCTTACATTACTTAGAGATTGGCAAATGGTTAAACCTTCTGGAGTAGAAGATGCAAAAGGTTATGAAATCATGAATAAGTTATGGTTCAAAAAATTCCTTAACTATTCTTTAGATGCTATATTCTATGGTTACACTATGGTACAACTTGGTAGTATCGTTGATAATGAATTCCCTCACTTGCAAATAGCAAGAAGAGAATTTGTTAGTCCTGATAAAAATATGATATTAGATTATCCATCAACACCAGCGGGTCAAGATATCACTGAACCTAAATATAAAAATTGGAATATACTTATACAAACTATTAATAATGCTGGTGTATCAACATCAGGTTATGGTTTACTTTACCCAGTAGGACTATTAGAGATACATCTTAGAAACTTACTAGGTTATAATGCTGACTTTTTAGAATTATTTACACAACCATTTCGTTTGGGGAAAACAGATAAGACTACAGAAGAAGAAAGAGACTTCTTAGAAGAATCATTATCACAATTTGGTAGTAATGGTTGGGCATTATTAGATAAAGATGATAGCATAGAATTTTTAGATACTAAAGGTGGTAATAATTATCAAGCATATACTGACTTAGAACATAGACTTGAACAAAAAATAAGCAAACTTATTTTAGGTCATGCTGATGCTTTGGATAGTACCCCTGGGAAACTTGGTTCAGGTTCAAATGAAGATAATCCAGTAGCAGTTGCTCTTAGAGATAAGAGAAATATGGATGCTGAATTTATTGAAAATATTGTTAATAATGAGCTAATTCCTAGGATGAATGCTCTTGGATTCAATATAAAATCAAAATTTCAATTTAAAAATGATGACGAAAAAAGAGATGAAATTACATACATCACTGATGTTGCTGTTAAATTATCTCAAGCTGGGTTAACTATTAATCCAGAATTTTATACTGAGAAAACTGATATTCCAGTAACAGCAGTACAAACTAATGTAGCAACTGGTGCTACAAAAACTATTAAGAAAGAGTGATGAAAGAAGGATTTAATTTTGATGAAATTAAAAAACAAATTAGTGCTGAAATTAAAAAACTTCCGAAAGAAATGGCTATTGAAGTAAAAGATGAATCAGTAAGTAATCTTAATAATAAAAGTTTTTATGGTAAGCAATGGCCTAGTCCAAAAGAACCACAAGACCATCCATTATTAAATAAAACTGGTAATCTTAAAAATGCTGTTAAACAAAGTGTAAGTACTGGAAAGAAAGGTTCTAACTTTTATAGTTTAGTTGTAATTAATGATTATGGATTATTCCATAATGAAGGCACATCAACCTTACCTAAAAGAGAATTTATAGGTGAATCATCAGAACAAATAAAAAAACTAACAAAAATAATAACAAACGCATTAGATAAATTATGGATGCTTTAGTAACAGATATTAAAAATAAATTAAATGATATAGGTGTATTTAATTGGGTAGCCATATGGAATAATCAATTAGAGAGAGTTAAAGGTGCTGATTTATATGCAGTTAAAAATCCTAGTGCTTATGTTGAATTAGAAACAATTGATAATCATCAATTATTAGAAGGATATCAAGGATATGATATTAATATAAATATACATATTATAAGTGAAGAGTTAGATGCTGGTGATGGAACAATTGATGACCAAATCTCTATTTATGCTTTGAGAGATAATGTTGTTAGGATATTTAGTTTATATAATGCTAATCAAGGTGGATTTATGCAAAAGATAAATGAATATCAAGACTATGACCATACTAATTTATATCATTATGTAGTTCAATATAAAATGCATTATATTGATGATACAGCAGTAATTAAACCATTAACATATACTGGTATAACTTTTCAAACAGCAATAACAATTATAAAATAATAAAAATAAAATGGCAAGAACGATTACGCAGATTAAAGATAGTATTATTGCTGATATGCAAGCATATCCTGAATTAACATCCCTATTAGCAAATACTAGTACTAGGTCAATATGGTATTTATTTGTATTTACAATATCTGGGGCAATAAGTTTATTAGAACAAATTATGGATAGTTTTAAAACAGATACTGATGCAAACATAGCAAAATCAGCTGCTGGGACACCATTATGGTTACAAGATAAAGCATTTAAATTTCAATATTCAAGTTCAACACCGCAAATTGTTAAATTAGATACAACAACTTTTGCACCAACATATGATATAATAAATCCAGATTTACAAATAGTTAAAAGATGTAGTGTTAATTCAACTGTTGCAAACTATGTTACACTTAAAACTGCTAAAGATATTAACGGAACACTTACAGCGTTAACAACACCAGAGAATGATAGTTTTCAAGGTTATATAAATACTATTGGAACTGCTGGTATTAATTATATTGCAACTTCATCACCAGCAAATCAAATGTATTGGACTGCTCAAATAACATATGACGCACAATATGCAAGTACAATAAAACAATCATTATCAGATGCTGCAACAACATTTTTAGCAACAATACCTTTTGATGGTATTTTTAGAGTAAATAAATTTGAAGCATATATTTTAAATAATGTCCCAGGTGTAGTTGACCTTATAACAAATGAACTATCAATAAGAGAAGATTTTCAAACAGTAGCACAAGGAACTATATTAGTAACTGGTAATGATGTAATGGTATCTAATCTTAACCCTAGTGCTGGTTATATTATCCCTGAAACAACTTCAGGATTTGGAATATTAGATGGTAATAACATACTTTTAATTGCATACTAATGGTATTAAATGTAATAGAAACGATAGTAAATCTACTATCACCTGACAAACGAACACCAAATACAATTGCATTTCTTTCACCACCAGCGAATCAATTGCAAGTTGATTTCAATACATTACAAGACATTTATAAAGTAGGTACAAATTATAATACTTTTGATTTTAATGCAACCTACTCACGATATGATATAGTTAAATATGGAAAAGCGGTATATTATTCAGCTATTAATAATAATATTAATAATTTCCCTACTAACAGTGATGATTGGGTACTTGTAACAACAAATTTTATTGGAACTGATAGTAGATTATATTTTAATGGAACTAAGATAGTATTTGAATATGCTATAAATACATATTTCCAAACAGTATATAATCCTGATACTACTCAAAATAGTGAGATATATGTAGAAACTATTGCTCCTAGAAGAAAAGCATTTACAATTGGTTTATCAGAAATTGCATCTGATGCATTATTAGATACAAGTTCAACTGGATTTATTAGACAAACAGATAACGTTGACCCAACATATAATTTAATTATTTGGGTTAAAGATTTAGGACAAGTTGGCAAGGCAACACAAGATGAAATAAAGAACTTCGCTGATAGATATATTGTAGCTGGAGTTAAATATATAATACAAAACTATTAATAAATATGAAAAAATTAAAAACGTCTGATATAACGGACTCAGCATCAATGCCACTTAAAAGTGGTTCATTAGATTTTATTCAAGCAGCTTATCAAGAAATAACAACTGCAATGGTAATCGATTTATTAGGTTATGTTCCAGACCCAACCAAAGGTTATATTATGTTTGGTGCTTCCTCTAGTAATATTGGTAGTACTTATACTATAACTGATGGTTATATTTATTTTAATGGTGAAATTTTTAGAGTTGCTGCTAATACTTTTAACTTAATAGGTGGTCAACAAATTTATGGTATCATATCTAATGTTCCTTATCCAAATGCTGACCCAGTTTTATTTGGAGATAATATTCAAAGAACTGTTCACTTAGATAGAATAATAACATTTACTAGTGCTGCTAGTGGTGATATTCTTTATTCTAATTGTATTAGAACTGGTGTTTGGTTAACTGGTGACCTTAAAGAAATTGATTGTACAAATACTTATTTAAATGCTAATTTTGACGGAACTGGTTTAGGTAAAAATGAAAGATTAGGATGGGCTATTTGTAATGGTAATAATGGTACTAAAAATAGAAATGGTCAATTCTCAATGGCATATGGAACATCACATACAACACTAGGTACAACTGGTGGTGAGTCAACACATACACTTACAACTGGTGAGATGCCGAGCCATACACATGAGGTACAAGCATCAAATCAAAAAGTAGGTACTGGTAACTTAAATGGATTTGGTAATAGTGGAACTGGAGCTGTATTAACAACAGACCCAACTGGTAGTGGTTTACCTCACAATAACTTACCACCTTATATTGTTACATTATTTATCCAAAAAATCTAATAATTGTTTTTAATATAAAAATATATGGAATTTAAATATACAATAGACCCTACATCAGCAAATCCAATTATGCTTATCAATGATACTATTGGTAAAGATGGTATTGATGGTGGTGATTTTCAAAAAGAATTACTATCATTAGATACAATGGGTAAGGAATCAATTGAGATTATGATTAACTCCCCAGGTGGTTCAGTATTTGATGGATTTTCAATTGCATCTGCAATAATTAATTGTAAAACACCAGTTATAACTAATAATGTTGGTGTTGCTGGAAGTATTGCTGGTGTAATATGGATGTCAGCAAAAGAAAGATTAATGGAAGATTATGCATTATTTATGTGTCATAATGTACAAGGTGGTGATGATAAAGCTCGTAATGAATTAGATAATTCTATATCATTATTATTATCAAAAAATAGCTCATTGTCACAAGAGACAGTTAAAAAATTAATGGCAATAACTACATGGTTAAACTATAATGAATGTTACGATAATGGATTTTGTACTGGAAGTAAAGAAAGTTTCGTCCCAAAAATGACGAATGTTGTTTTTACTAAAAATAGTATAGAAGACATCTACGAATATACTAATAAAATTTTAATAAATGAAATTAACATGAAAAAAGAAACATCTAAAAAAGAATTGGAGAACTTTGAAAAGTCTACAATAAAAAATGATGGATATACTCTTAAACCAGAAGAGGGAGATGACGATACTGATGGTAATGATGGAGATATGGATAATAAAATCATAGCATCTAATGCTGAAAAGAAAATCCAAAAAGGTGGTGTGAAACTAGGTTCAGCATCAGAAGCTTTTGAAGATGGTGAAGAAGCAGAAGAAGAAGCTCAAGGTAAAGATAAAAAAGAACCTGAAATTATGGAAAACATGGAAGATGATGATTATTCTGACGAAATGGATGACAAAGTAAATCCTTGGGCAGTATGTTCAAAAGAAGTTGGTAGAGAAGATGCTAAGAAATATGAATCTTGTGTAATGAAAGTTAAAAAAGAAGCTGGTATTCATGCTGAAATGACTGAAGAAGATTACAAAGATGGTATTAAAGAACGCAAAGCCAAAGAAAAAGCTAAAAAAGGTGAAATGTTCAAAGACGATATCAAGTCAGCTAAAAAAGACCCTTTGACAGCTGAAATTAAAAAAGGTCAAAAAGACCCTTTGACAGCAGAAGTAGAGTCACCTAAGAAAGACCCTATGACAGCAGAGATTAAATCACATCAACACGACCCAATGCAGTCACCACAAAATTTAATTGATGAAAAAGATTTAATTATACGTCAATTGCAAAGTGAGATTGCTAAAATGAAAGCTGACATGCAAGATAAAGAAATTACAAACTTTATCAATGAGTATGTAGAACTTGGTAAGATTACAAATGAAACAAAAGACTCTTGGTTCAATTTATGTAGAACTGATTTTGAAAGCACTAAAGATGTAATCAAATCATTAAATATCAATAGAGAAGCACCAAAATTTGAAAATAACTCTAATGGAGTATCAAAAACTCCACAAACTTTTATGGAAATGTTAAGTTTCGGTAGAAAAAATAAATAATAAATAAAAAAATTAAAACATTTAAAAAATGGCAAATATTTTAGTACTTACGACTCCTAACTATACCCAAGCGGAGAAGAACTTTTTTATCACTGATGCAGTAATTGCATTAGACTCATTGAATGCAAACTTATTCTATATTGCATCCGATGTACATAATGACCAATATACATTCCCAAAAGTACAATCAACAATTGTACTACAAGATAGAGCTTCTGTTCCAACAGCTGCTGGAACAACTACTTTATCTAATAAAGATTGCGTACTAGGTTCATTTATGGGTTATGCTGAATTCGAACCAACAGTATTCGAAAACCACTGGCAACAAGCAGATATCTCTAGCAAATTGCTTATGAGAGGTCTTCCAGTAACCTTTGAAAATTATTTGTCTAGTAATTATACTAGCCAAGTGCTTTCAAACGTAGAAAATTTAATCTGGAAAGGTTCAAAAACTTATACTGGAGCAACTAATAACTTACGTTTCGTTGATGGTATTATCAAACAATGTTTGACTCCAGCAACTAGTGCTAATACTTCTGTTAATACTGGATTAACTTCAGCTAATATTATCGCTGAAATGGAAAAAGTAAAACAACTTACTCCAAGAGCATTGCTTTCAAGAGCTGATAGATATACTAAATTAAGATATATTATGTCTGTTGAAGATGGTCAAAAATATGAAGATGCATTAACAACTACAACTTTCAAAAACAACGATACAACTGAACGTGGTCTTAATAAATATAAAGGTTACGAAGTGGTTATTGTAGCTGGTATGCCAGAAAACACTTTCTTCTTCGGATGGGCAGATGCTTCTGTACAATCTAATTTACATATGCCAATCTCAAGTATCGAAAATATGCAATTTGACCTTAATAGATTACAAAATAACTCTACATTATGGTTTTACAAAATGTTGTTCAAATTTGGTGTAGGTGTTGCAAAACCTTATGAGATGCAAATGAGTACAAATTTAACTCTTGCATTCTTTACTGGAGCATAATATTGATTAAATTAAATAATTAAAGGGACGGGTTTTATCCTTTCCCTTTTTTTATAAAAAATTTTGTACTTCTAAAGATAAAATTCGTATATTTGATAAAAACAAAATTATGAAAGAAATTTGGAAAGATATTAAAGGTTATGAAGGTATTTATCAAATTAGTTCATTTGGTAGGGTTAAAAGTTTAAATAGAATTGATGAAGCTGGTTATAATAGAAAAGAAAAACTATTAACTCCAGCAACTAATGGTAGAGATAAATATTTATACGTAGGATTAAGTTTTAATAAAGTTAGAAAAACATTAAAAATACATAGATTAGTCGCACAAGCATTTATACCTAATTTAGAAAATAAACCAGAAGTTAATCATATCGATAGTAATAAACAGAATAATAATTTTGTTAACCTAGAATGGACTACAAGTAGAGAAAATGTTACTCATTTGAATAAAACAATTTGTGAAAAATATACATCTAAATATACTGGTGTTCATTGGAGAGGTAATAGAAAACGATGGGTTGCTACTATTTTTATTGATGGTAAATTAAAATATTTAGGGTCTTCTAAAGATGAAAAATATGTAGCTAATTTATACCAAATAGAATTACAAAAAATAAATAATAATAATGAAAAATAAAAATAAAAAAATATTATGAGTCTAAATAATATTACGTTTATCAAAGGTAAAGGTGGTTTGGGAAGAGCACTTGCAGGAACTGATTACTTTAGTGGTATCATTTTCTATGATAATACTCTACCATCTGGATTTGCTACAAATGATAGAAT